ACGCTGCCTTATCGTTGTTTCTAAAAAAGTTAATCTATGCAGAAACAACAAACGAAATGGAGTTTGAAGGACCTGCTTTACCTGAACCAAAATATAGATGGTTTACTTGTAAATTGCATAAAGAATATGCCACAAAAAGAGAGTTGAGGAAATTACTATGAAATACTTTTCAACAATATTAATAATCTTAGGTATGTACTTTTTTGTATTTGCCTGTGCTGAAAAACCATGTACTGATGATGGTTGCGAAAATTTTAATGAATTAACAATACCAGAACCTTTAGAAGATATTAGAGGTTCAGTTGTAAAAGAATATTCAGTTGTACCAGTTGTTGCAACAGACAATAAAGATGATTTTGTATATTCATTAAATAAATGTATTACACACCTATACAAAGATGTACCCATAGAAAAACAAATACCTAGAGAGTTGATAATCGCACAAGCAGCATTAGAAACCGGTTGGGGTGAAAGTAGATTTGCTAACGAAGCAAATAATTTATTTGGTATTAGAACATGGAACAAAGATGAAAAGTATTTACTACCTATACCTTGGACAGAGTGGCCAGGTTGGGGTGTGAAAGTGTTTGAAACTAAATGTGATAGTGTTGCTCATTATATTAGAATGATAAACGAAGTATTTGCTTATCAAGAATTGAGAGAAGTGAGAGCAAGAATAATCAATGATGGCGGGTTTCCTACTGGATTAGATTTAGCACCAACACTAACAAAATATGCTAGTAGAGCAAACTATACTGAACTAGTAGCAACATTAATTAAATATAATATAAGAGGTGTATATGATTTATAATGAAGAACTATATTGGAGAAGAATTAAAAATCTCTATAAAGCGTGGCAAACTGCCGAAGATCCAGATTTTAAAAGATTGTGGATGGATAAACTACAAACCTTAATGCAACAGGTTGACAAAGCAACTTTTATATGATATAATAAAGACATGAACATTTTTTATTTACATAATGATACTAAACTATGTGCCGAACAGCATGTAGATAAGCATGTGGTTAAGATGATTGTAGAGTATGCTCAATTATTATCTACAGCACATAGAATGATTGATGGCGTTCAATATGCGGCTAAAAGTAAAACTGGTCGTAATGTTAAACGATTTAGATTAGAGAATAATAACTTAGATAATATTGTTTACAAAGCAGTACATTATCATCATCCTTCTGCTGTATGGGCAAGAGAAACGAAAGCACAGTATGAATGGTTATACTCTTTATTTGTAGAATTAGGTAAAGAATACACACATAGATACGGTAAGATACATAGTACAAATGCTTTACTGAATGATATACTATGTAATGCACCAGTAAATATTAAACAAGAAGGTTGGCGAGAACCACCACCTGCTATGTCCCATTTTCCACAATGCATAGTTGCTGGCGATAGTATTCAATCTTATAAAAATTATTACATTGAAGCAAAAGCATATTTTGCTAAGTGGACTAAACGAGAACAACCAGAATGGTTTGTAGGGAGTATGACATGAGAGAATTTATATTAAACAGTTGGGATGGTGTGATGAACTTCAAACACAACCCACTTAAAAATATACCAGATATGCAAGTGAGGCATTTAATATTGCAGATACTAGCATGGATGTGGTGTATAACTTTTTCATTAACCTTTTCTTCATGGTATGTTTTTGGGTTTACAGTTGTAGGACATTTTGTATTGATACTTGCAATCGTTGTTACAGTAATTACCTTTTCAGCAACAGAAAAAACTTATAGATTTAAGGAAGGATATCATTCTGCTAATCGAGGTAGAGATTATGTTATATATAGAGGATCAGATGGTAAACCATATAAAGTGAAACTACCAGATAATGATCCAGGAGGAGAACATGATTAATGCCAACATATAGATTTAAAGATCACAACACAGGTGAGATATGGGAAGATTTGATGCTTATATCTGAAATGGAAAAGTTTATTAAGAAGAAACATATTGAACTATTACCACCAACACAAATGAATATCGTATCAAGTGTAGGAACACTTGATGGTAAAACTGATAATGGTTGGAAAGAAACATTATCTAAAATATCTGAAGCACATCCTGATAGCCACCTTGCAAATCAGTATGGTAAAAAATCAGTAAAAGATGTGCAAATTGCTAACATGAGAAAAAAACACAAAAATAGAATATTAAAGGGCGGTGGTAGATAAATAGTAGTATGGCAGATTTTGATTTTTTAGACGGTTTTGATACAGGCGGCGATTGGGGGTTTACAGGTGTTTCTGAAAAACCATCAGACAAAGCAGTATCAGATTCAAAAGCAACAGAGCAGGTAGTTAAACAGACATCTGAAAGTGTCGGTAAGGCGGTCTCTGGTGAAATCATAACTAGACTAGAGAGTAAACTAGATAAAATACTCCGTGCTACAAATGAAGCAAAAGAAACAATAACTGCTAAGAACGAAACAGAATTAGAGATTGCAAAAAAACAAATGGATGATGAGTACGATTTACGAAAAGATAATCTTGGAAAAGATATGAAAACTAAATTTGCAAGTTTAGAAAAGTTAATCATTCCACTACTCATTAAATTAGCAAAGTCTCCTGAGGCATATATACATTGGCCTAACAGAGCAGAAGTTATAGAAGCACAAGTCAAAAAAATAATAGCAATAACAAGAGGATAATCTATGGAACTATACCAAGTAAAGGTGATAGCCGATGTTTATGCGGATTCAAATTGGGATGAAATTAAAAAAGACATGGTTATAGCATTTAGAGATACAGATGGTAACCTAACAGAAATGGTGCCAGGTAAATATGAATCAATTAAAGTCATATCAATTACCAATGACCGATACAAGATAAAAGAAGAAGAAGATGCTTGACAAGAGCTAAATAATCTGTTATAATAAAGACTATGAACAAATTAAATACTTTTATGAAAGAGAAGTATGATATGAAGTCTTTTATACATACACCCTCTACAAAACTACTTCCCGAAATACATACCGAAACAATTAAAGGCAAACGCTTTTATGTTACACCAGAAGGTAAAAAATATCCATCAATCACTACTGTTTTATCAGGTCGAAGTAAAGAAGGTATTGTTAGATGGCGAGAATCAGTAGGTAATGATGTAGCAAATCAAATAATGAGAACTGCTGCTAAAAGAGGTACAGCCGTTCATCAGTTAGTCGAAGATTATTTAAATAATAGTGAACTATCTAAACAAGATGTATTACCTTTAGCATTATTTACTTTGTTAAAACCTGAACTAGATAATATAAATAATATAGTAATACAAGAGGGTGGACTATATAGTGATAAATGGGGTATCGCAGGAAGAGTTGATTGTATTGCAGAATATCAAGGCAAATTATCAGTAATAGATTTTAAAACATCCACAAAAGAAAAGAAAGAGGCATGGGTAGAAAACTATTTCATTCAAGGCTCTGCTTATTGTGAAATGTACGAAGAAAGATTTAACCAAGAAATTAATCAAGTTGTAATCCTCATAGTGACCGAAGATGGTGCGGTTCAAACTTTCACAAAAGATAAGAAAGATTATTTACCTTTGCTGAAACCAGCAATAGAGGAATTTTACAAAGACAATGAAACAAATATTTAAAACTGTTTTAGGTACTATATTAATAATTTTATTTTTAGGAATTGTATATACAATACTTAATTCATTACAAGCAGAAGAAGAACCAAAATATGATTTAACACAATTAACACCTAAGCCTGTACCACTATATTGTGGCGATACATCATTTGTATTTCAAACAGCATTTGAATTATTTGGTGAAGTACCGATTGCAGGTGCTGAAGTTAGGAGTGCAGGTGATTTAAACAATCCGATTATAGGTATATTAACATTTACTTATAATAAAGAGTGGAACAAAGGAACTCTAATGATGACCGTACCAAGTCAATTTGAAACTTGTATATTAGGTTACGGAGTTAATTGGGAGTTTTTTCCACCATTAAAAGAGATTCTTGAAGAAGGTAATGAGAGTAGGTAGTATGGACCTGGGTGCAATACCCAGCGCCTCCACCAATCCTAGATAGACCTTTAAGGGGGCGAAATAGGATCGACAGCTATTAGAAATCGTACTGGAGAGGATAGTCCAAAGACTTTAAACTAAAATAAAAGCAAACTTTAATGAGTATGCATTAGCAGCGTAGGCTGTTAGGGGTTTGCCTGTACCTTGCAACAGAAACAGGCACCAACCGCCGCCTTAGCTCATTTGGTAGAGCAGTTGATTTGTAATCATCAGGTGCCCAGTTCGAATCCGGGAGGCGGCACCATAGGAGAGTATACCATGTTTGAAGTAATTGATATTTTAATACCCATAGGCATATTAGTTTTATGTGTTTATGCAATCGGTTATATGTCTGGATCAGACGCCGCAAGAGAAATCTATAATCCTACAGTTAGAAAGAATGAT